AAAGGAACAGGTGCAGTTAGCATAGCTAAAGCAGCTTTTGCAGCAGTTACTATGACAGGAGATGGCGCGGTATCAGCTACAGCAACATATATCATAGGAAATAAAGGAAGCACTTTAGTTGCAACTATGGCTGATGGAACAGTAGTAGGTGAATATAAAATATTTACAAATAAAGGAGCTGGACCGCTTCAAGTAACTCCAACAAACTTTTCACAAGGCGCAAAATTTACACTTGCACAACATGATGGATGTACTTGTATATGGGATGGAACAAACTGGTCTCTTGTAGGCAATCAAGGTGAAGTAACAGTAGCATAAAGGAATAGAATATGTCAGCAATAATAACTCGCCCATTTAAAAAGCAGTTAGCACAAACTGTATTTAATGAAGTGGTTAATACTACTAATAGGTATTATATTGGAATAGGAAGATCTGAGCAATGGGATTCAGCTGAAACAGTACCAACACCAATAATTAATGATGGAACTATTAGAAGTGTAAGAAATAGTTTACAATCAATAAAATCTGCTACAGACATATCATATGTTGTACCAAGATATAATTGGTCATCTGGATCTTTATACCAAGGATATGATGATACTTTTACTGGCATACCTGATATTAATCCTTATGCGGTATTAACCGAAGATAATCAAGTTTACATGTGTCTTCAACAAGCTAAAAATTCTAACGGAGTAGCAACAACATCTACTATTAAACCTGATGGAGTGTCCACTAAACCATTTAAAACATCCGATGGATACGTGTGGAAATTTTTATATACATTAACTGCAAGTCGAGCAAGTGCATTTTTATCAGCAAATTTTTTACCATGTGAAAAGGTACTAGACTCTTCAGACCACAATAATTTGGTTGATCCAAGCGCAGCATTACCGCCTTTAACTATTCAGCAAGCACTTGTACAAGATTCAGCAGTTCCTGGTCAAATTATAGGAATTGCACTAACATCTGGAGGTTCTGGGTTTACATCTACACCTAACGTAGTAATCACTGGTGATGGTGTTAGAGCAGCAGCAACTGCAACAGTAGTAAATCAAGTAATAACAAAGATTGAACTTGATTCAAGTACAGATAGTGCTATAGCTATGGGGCAAGGTTATAATTTTGCTAGTATTTCATTTACAAATGCTGGTGGCGGCACTGGAGCTTCTGCCAGAGCAATAATAGGACCAAGCAACGGTTTAGGTGCAGATTCAAGAGATGATTTATTTTCAAGTTCATTAATGTTTAATACAAAACCTAATGGTATAGAAGATAGCAATTTTATAGTAGGTCAAAGTTTTAGACAAGTTGCTTTAATAAAAGATCCTAACCACACTTCTGACAGTGCTGCAGATGGACCACCCTTTGCAACATCTAGTGGTAAGGTTTTAAGATCTCTAAAGTTAAATGCAACTGCTAACGCAAATCTTTTAAATACTACTATAGTAGGACAAGCCTCAGGCGCAAAAGCGTTTGTTGATGAGGTAGATGAAGATAGAATATATTTTCATCAGACTACAGCTACTGGATTTGGAACATTTCAAGAAGCTGAAGTAATTATAGGTGGTGGTATAAGTGCCACTTTAGATTCAGCTGGTGCTGACGCAGACGCTGAGGCCTTTGAGAGAGATGATGTTGATAAACTATCTGGAGAAATATTATATATAGAAAATAGAGCACCAGTAACAAGATCTATAAATCAACAAGAAGATTTAAAAGTAGTAATTACACTTTAAGGAATAAACTATGGCCACTAATTTAACTGAAACCACTTTTCCAACGTTGTATAAAGACGATTTTGCTGATAGCGCTGGTTATCATAAAATACTATTTAATTCTGGTAAGGCACTACAGGCGAGAGAATTAACACAGCTGCAAACTATACTTCAAGAACAAATATCAAGATTTGGTAGTAATATATTTAAAGAAGGCGCTGTAGTAAAACCAGGTGGCGCCACGATTAATCAAAAGTACGAATTTATAAAATTAAATACAGATACTAACGGAATTCCTGCTGATATTGAATCGTTTGTAGGAGAAACTTGGGTGGGTCAAAATTCTTCTGTTCAAGTAAAGTTATTACAATATGTAGCAGCTGTAGGAAGTGATCCTGCAACATTATATGTTCAATATACTAATACTAGTAGTGTTACTGGAGGCTCTTCAACAATACGAATGACTCCAGGAGAAGATATTGTTAGTGGATCTAAGACATTAACTGTTCAAACAATTAATTCAGCTGCTGACCCAGCAGTGGGTGTTGGAATATTAATTACACTATTATCTGGTATATATTACGCAAGAGGTCATTTTGTATTTACTGATAATCAAACTAAAATTATATCAAAATATTCTGATGTTGTTAATACTGAAGTAGGATTTAAATCAGTTGAATCTATAGTTACAGCTATAGATACAGATGCATTATTTGATAATCAAGGAGCTGTTCCAAACTTAACTGCGCCAGGCGGTGATAGATATAAAATTGAGTTGACCATTGCAGAGAAAAGTGAACTTACAGCTGATGAGAATTTTATTCATGTTGCAACTGTTAGAGACGGCGTTATATATAGTGCAATTGACGCAAACGACGCGTATAATGTTCCTAATAAAGTTGTTGCAAAAAGAATATTTGAAAATTCTGGTGATTATTTTGTAAAACCTTTTACTATAAATTTTGAATTAGATTCAGCTTCAACACATTTACGACTAAATGTGAGTCCAGGCACCGCAGTTGTTGATGGTTATAGAGCATCTCGTGATTATCCTACAACTATAAGAGTTAAAAAATCAATAGAAACTACTACAATAAACAATGATGTAGTAGGAATTGATTTTGGAAATTATGTACTTGTTAACAATGCAACTAGTCTTGATGAGGTCTCATTTGGTATACCAAATATCAACGTATTTGAAAAATTAGAATTAAAAGATAATACTGATTATACAGGAAATGTTATAGGTACCGCACGAGTTAAAGCGATCAACGAAGATGGCACTAAGCTAAGATACCATTTATTTGATGTAAAAATGAATAGTGGATCAGCTTTCAGAAATGTAAAAAGTGTAGGAACAAGTGTAACAAATTATTTTGAGCCAATACTTGAAAGTAGTAAAGCTGTATTAAAAGAAACATCAAATAATACTTCTATTTTTCCTTTACCACGAAGAAGACCTCAAGGATTAACTGATATTAGTTTTGCAGTTCAAAGAAGGTTTGCTACTACTTCTAATGGTTCAGGCGTGGCGGCGTTGTCTTTAACAGATGCAACTGAAACATTTGTAAATACTGGAGATTGGATAATTGGTACTGATAGTGATATCTATCTTGGTGCAAGTATAAGTTCTGCAGGAACTCAATCATCAACACTAAGTGGTTTACCTGCAAGTCAGGCTATTGAAGTATTAGCTTATGTCAATAAAAGTGCAGCAACACCTAGACAAAAACTTCTTGCAACAAATTCAATTACAGTTTCTATAGATTCTGATGGATTAGGCCAAAAGTTTCTTCCTCTTAACAAAGCTGATATTTTTGATGTAGAACAGGTTGTAAAAAGTGGTGATAGCGGTGTAAGTTATTTAAACAGATTTACTGTAGATGATGGTCAAAGAGATAATCACTATGCACTAGGCAGGTTACTCCTTAAAGGCGGGCAATCTGCACCTGCAGGTGGAATATTTATTAGATATAGACACTTTAATCATGCAAATGACGGAGACTTTTTTGCTGTTAATTCATATAACGCTCAAGTGCCGTATGATCAAATTCCTACATATAGATTTAGTAATGGCACACGTATAAAACTGCATGATGTACTTGATTTTAGATCTGTTATGGATTCAGCTGGTGAGTTTAGTAATGCTAGTCTTGGTGCAATTGTTCATGAGCTACCTCAACCAACATCAGTTGTAACTGCAGATATCACTTACCACTTAGCCAAAGCTGGTAAATTAGTTATTGACAAAGATGGTATTATAAGATTTAATGTAGGTGCAGCAGGATTTACTCCGATAACACCTAATAAACCTGATGGAACACTCGGGTTATATGATATTAGACTTAATGCAAATACATTAAATGATTCTGACGTTAGTGTTAAAAAGATCGAACATAAACGTTTTACAATGAAAGACATAGGTCTGTTAGAAAAAAGAGTTGATAAATTAGAAGAAGTTGCAACGCTAAGTGCATTAGAAATTGATACTAAACATTTTCAAGTTCTAGATTCAGCAGGTAATAATAGAACAAAGTCTGGATTTTTTGTCGATAACTTTTTAGATCACTCACAATCACAATTAAGTGGAACTAATTACAGAGCTGCATTAGATCCTATAGACAATATAATAAGACCAGCATTTACTGAGGACAACGTAAGGTTAATTTATGATTCAGCTGGATCTATAACTGCTAATGGTGGTACACAAAAAACTATAAGAAAAGGCGATAATGTTTATATTATGTATGACGAAACACCGTATATAAATCAAGACTTAGCCACTAAAGCAATTAGTATAAATCCATTTTCTGTTGTTATATATGAAGGTGTTACTGTAGTATCTCCTGCATCTGATGAATGGAGAGATACAAATATTATTGCAGAAAGAACTATACAAGGTGGAACTAAATTGAGTTCTACTCAAGCTTATAATTGGAATAACTGGTCTTGGAATTGGGGAGGAATTCCTGCAGAAAATTTAGGAATTGGCTCACAAACTAATACTCAAGAAGGAACAGTTAATAGAGTTGTAAGTGAAGAAACTATACTAGAAGTTGTAGAAGATAGAGTTGTACAATCTGCTTTAATACCTTATATGAGATCTAGAAAAGTATTTTTTAAATCAGAAGGATTGCGACCAAATACTAAAGTCTTTCCTATACTTGGTGGTAATTTAATTTCAGACTACACTAAACCCGAAACATTTCAATTTTATTCTGATAATGCTGTAGATTATGGTAATACATTAAAAGGACTGACTGCTCATCCAGATGGAGCTGCTACATTACAAACAGATGCAAATGGTACAATTCAAGGTTCTTTTATCATACCTAACAACGATAGTTTAAAAATTAGAACTGGGCCAATAGAATTTAAAATTCTTGACGTAAGTGCAGATAATGAAGCTGGTGCATCAGTTATAGCAAAAGCAATATACACTGCTACTGGATATATCGACAATATTGATAGAACTTATGCTTCAACTAGAGTTCTTAATGTTCAAGGTATAAGATTAAGAGACGAAGCTCAATACAATTCAGGAGATAATGAAAGCACGACTGGTGGAGGAACTTCAATATCTGAAGATAATGCTACAGGCGGTGGTGGTTTTAGTAACGGACACTCTAATAGTAATTCCGGTGTTGGAACTGATGGAGCAGCTGATGCTGCTGCAGCTGCTGCAAATTCAGGAATTGATGAAGCTCCAGGTGATAATGGCGGTGGTGGCGATGGCACACACTGTTGTACAGCAGCACAAAAACGTGGTGATATGAATTTTACTGAAGTTAAAAAATTAAGAGCATGGCACAGAAAACAGTCAATTATTTGGCAAGAAGGATATGATGTTTGGGGTAAAATTATAGCAGATAACTTAGTTGCAAAATCTAAATGGCAATCTGATAGAGTTAGAGATTTTTATAATAATAAGATCTATGGAAAAACCTCAATTGGTTCATTATATGCAGAAGTTGTTATTACACCACTATCCATGATAATAGGAACATATAAAGTACTAAAGAACAAAATTGAATTAAAGGATAAAAGAAAATGGCAGTAACCTCATTAGGGTATCAATTAAATAAGCAACCAATAGCGCAGTCGTTTTTTATAAGCGCGTCTACTGGAATATATTGCACCAAAGTTGATTTATATTTTTCTAAGAAAGATGCAAGCTTACCCGTACAAATACAAATAAGACCAATGGTTAATGGGTTTCCTTCATCAAGTAAAATTATACCTGGAACAATTAAAATGCTACCAGCTGGAAGTGTAAATGCTGATACAAGTGGTCCAGCGCTTACAGCAACATCTTTTCAATTTGATGAACCAGTTTTTTTAAAAGGTCAAGAAGATTATGCATTAGTAGTAACAGCTGATTCAAAAGATTATGAAATTTACATAGCTGAAATAAATGAATTTCAATTTGGATCTACTGAAAGACGTGCCAATAAACAGCCAGACTTAGGTAGTTTATTTTATTCTCAAAACGGCGTAACATGGACTCCATCACAAAACCAAGATTTAGCTTTTGCAA